GGATGATCCTTCTTCTGATACTTTTTCGGCTGTTTGCACAGGTACCAAATCTTTTTTCAGTTGTTCTATTGCTTTTAATAAATCTTTGTGCCTTCTGTCGGCAGTTCTTTCAGATTCCATTAATTTTTCTTCAGCAAAATTATTCTGTTTTTGTCTGGCCACAATATCTTCTTCACGGTTCTGCTTCATAAAATCATAAATCTTATTCAACATTTCATCCATACCAGAAGAACCACCGCCGCCATCTTTTTCCAGTTTACCAATCTTAGTTGATGTTGAAACGGGTCTTGCACGGCCCGTGAAGTATTCAATATCTTTTCTGGAACGACCTGTCATTTTACCAAGAATTGCAGGACCCAATCTGGATCCACCTGTCATAAACTTTGCAATGTTCAACGGATCAAATTTGGCTTTAAGTCTGGTAACTCTGGCTTTTGTTTTTAGACCAATAGCTTTACCAATTGATGCACCGTATCCCTCACCAGAGATAAGTTGGTCAGCAATAACGGAACCAAGAGGTTGATTTTTCAACCTCGCAGCCATCTGGTATGACATTTTATTATCTGTAGCCATTTTATTGTTGTTGCTTTCTTACATGAGGTGGTCTATCATCAACCCTTTGTTCAGGTTTAACATTGTTTGTTTGGTTGTTTGTCGTAGTGGTGTTGTTCGTTGTTTGAGTTGATTTATCTTTATTTAACTTTTCTTTGAGGTCTGCATTTTCTTTGGATGATTCGTCTATTTTTTTACCACTGGCCGCATCTGAACCTAATTGTGAATATTCACTTGCAGCTTTCAATTGTGATGCTGTTGTTTTACCAAGATTTGTAGATGGATCAAACATCTTATCAATTTTTTCTTTATCTGCACCGGCACCACCTCTAGCCACATTGGCTATCACAACTTTTAAAGCTTCCTTCTCATCAGTCAAACCATTTAGTGCAGCTAAACCTTTTTTTGAATCGCCACGGCCAATTGAATTCATTAGATAAGCACCGGTTGCTTTTGCAGCTGTATCAAAATCTCTCGTTATTGCATCAGGATCTTTTACAAGATCAATTCCAATAATATCACCAACAGCTTTGTAAACACCTTTGCCAGTTATTTGAATCAGGCCTCGACCCCTATATTTGTATGCATCGGCTCCACCAGGATATACTAAAGTGAACCATGCTTCATCACCTTTAGCCATAACTTGACGAATGTAATCGGCCGAAACTCCATTTGGCATATTCAATTCTTTTGCAACACGGCCACCAGGAGCTAATTGTGGAAATTTTAAATAAAGATAATCAACTCCTCTTGTTTCTAGTGATACACCCCATTTTTTTGCACCATCTTCCGGTTTGAAAGGATCCAATCCAGATTCTTTTGCTGAAGTCGAAATAATTGCACCAATAGCAGATTTACTAGTAATTCCCAAGGCACCCAAAGCAACAGCCACTTTAAGGGCTTTACCTGATAAAGCAGCTTTACTCACAGCGGCAGCTGTAGGTGGCGGTTTTACTTGAGCTGGCTTTGGTGCTGCAGGTGCAGCTTCCGCTTTTGGTGGTGGTTTGACCTCTGGCGGTTTAACCTGTTCCGCTTTTGGTGGTGGTTTGACCTCTGGCGGTTTAACCTGTTCGGCAGTTTTCTTGGCTCTATCATCAGCTTCCCGTTTAGCTTTATCTTCAGCAGCCCTTTTGGCTTTATCTTCAGCAGCCTTTTTAGCTCTATCATCAGCTTCCCGTTTAGCCTTATCTTCAGCAGCCTTTTTAGCTCTATCTTCGGATTCTTTTTTAGCTTTATCTTCAGCAGCTTTCTTGGCTTTATCTTCAGCAGCCTTTTTAGCAGTATCTTCTGCTGGCTTCTTAGCTGGTTCTGCTGGCTTCTTAGCCGGCTCAGGTGGCTTCTTAGCCGGCTCAGGTGGCTTCTTAGCCGGCTCAGGTGGTTTCTTAGCCGTTTCTGCTGGCTTTTTGGCCGGCGCAGTTGGCTTAGCTGGTTCAGTTGGTTTAGCTGCCTCTTTTTCTTCCGCCTTCTTCTCACGGCGAATGACTCTCTTAGGCTTTGGTCTTCTACGAACCGTTAATGCCTTCAACAATTCTTGGTGGCGTTGTTCTTCTTTTCCTGTATCAGTTTTTTTATATTTTTCTTCTATTACTCTTTGAGCCAATTCATCTTTGCGATTATCAACCATCAATTGGTAGATTTGACCAAGAACTCCATCCATTTCGCCACTATCCGCAAGAGCCTTAGGTGTGGCCTTGGTGGAATTCAGCAATGAAGCTGAAGTTTGTTTTGATTTTTCGGACAATTTACTCATCGATTGTTGATGAGTAACATCCTTACTGGTGTCTCTTGCCATTTATCTCTTTTGTCGTTCTCTTATTTTTTGATTTTCTTCCTCAATATACTGAATCAACATAGAGACATAGATATCTCTTTCCCATGGCAACATAGCTTCTAACTCCGTCAAACTGTATTTGTGATGCTGCATCAAAGAGAAATTAGTTTTGTAATAATTCCTCAAGTTATCGTGACGCAGCGTCAACCGAAAAAATTTTCGAGACCTTCTACGTCAATTTTATGATAAAAACCACATTTACTACAAGTCATCTCAACCGTTTCTTTTAACTTTGGTAAGTTATTAAAGAAGTGTTCAACCTTTTCAAATTGAGCCTGATTCAGACCTTCAACAAACTCCAACATTTCACCAGGTTCGGCCTCATGTGCATAATAGAATTGATCGCCGTCATAAATGTGTTCGATACTTTCTGAAATCAAGTTGAAAGTCACCTCAGTAATATCTTCCATGTTGAGAGAATCTTTGATGATACCAAACTCAGGGTACTTCATCTTAATCATAATCTTGTCAGTCAATTGAATTTCTGGACTAACTTCTTCCTCACGATATGGTTGAATGTTCTGTAGGTTAACACTTGCTTCCATAATGTTACCACAAACCTTTTCTTCAACCTCATTATTACAACGGTATCTTGTCTCTACAATTTCACCGACAGATTTGCTTCTGAGATTGATGAAGTAATATTCAACATCAATGATTGGCAATTTGTCGATATTGATACCTTCAGTCAAAGTACAATTGTTCAGTATGTCACGGACATTCTGTTGAATCGTTGAGGACTCATTTGACTCCAGAGCCATCAATAGATTCTTTTGTTCTTTAACTAGAAACGGTCTATATTTAATTATTTTCTTAGATATAGGTAATTCAATTTCATATGTTGGCACATCAAGTTTAGGTAAAGCCATAATTTCTCCAATTTAATTATACAAATCCATTAATATTATCAGCACTTTTGCCAATCGAATCAATTCCAGAACCAATGGCACCAGTGGCACTATCGGTGATTGCACCAATAGCACCTTTTGCAGTACCACCAAGCCCACCGTACTTGTCGATAACATTTCCGACTGCCGAATCCAACAGTTCCATCGCAAGGCCTTGGAGAGAATTGTTCTTCCAGTAAGTGTATGCAAATGTCACTGATAGTTTGTGGTAACCATCATTAGACCAATCTAGGTCCATTTGGTTTATTGCAATTGGAAATGCCTCATACAAGTTGCAAGAGTATGATGGTTGATTCGTAACATCATATTGTGTTATTGTCAAATCTGTACAATAATCACTTTTATATCTAAAGTTGTTGTTGTACAACGGATTGATAAAGTTCAACCACGCATCAAAGAATACTTTTTGTGACATATCATCATCAACAATAAATGTCAAATCAATGTCACTGTATGTGTTTTGATATGGAAACTTCTCAATCGGACCATATGTCTTTTGTTCGATTGTTGCAAGTGTTCTACCTGGTAGATTTGCGTTCTCACATCTATATTTCAGGTTTCTATTGGTCTTTACATAAGCCAACAGTGTAAAAGGAATAGGAACATCGACCTCAAAACGATTCGGTCTAGCCAAATCGCCGGTGAAAGATGATTTAAAACCGCTAATTGAAACTGGCATCTTAGTTCCTTATTTCTTCTACTGAGTCTTTCCAGACTTCTTTTGGTTGCGCCTTCTTGAATTGGTGTACAGGCAAATACATTGCAATGTCCCATTCGTTAGGTTCGACAGCCAATATTCTGGATTTAATGTGGCCATACAAATAATGTTTGATACATGGTTTAAATTCTTTTAACCTAGACGATGCATCTAACATTGGATATGTGATACGAATTCTCTTAATCTCATCTTCATCATTGTAAATTGCAAAATTCAACAACTTCTTCATAAAAATTAATCTATAACGAAGTGGCAAATAATGTATGTTTAACCCAAGAAAACCATCAGATTGTCGTTTTAAAGGCAAAACCAATGGAAATCTATCATAATAAGGCAAATCGCTTTTGCCTTTAGGATCATATACGAAGTAGTATAGCCCACCCATCAAAAACTTTTGTCTATCGGATGGTTTGGTCCAGCGAGACTTCTCCCTTGTTATTGGAATGGCTAATCGACCAGGGTTTCTTAAATCTGCAATTCGTTTTAATAACCATGTCATAGATTCTCGGCTCATCGTTTGATAGTTAGCCGAAACCTTTTCTTCTGACAGTGTA